TTTATCATATCCAAAGAATTCTAGTATCTGATACACGTCGCCTTGGAACGTGTCATTAGCTTGAGGAGTAGCGAGCTTGGCCTCCTCACGTTGTATCTTGTAGTCCCACAAATACGGGTCAATGCCGGATGGAATCTCTTCAGGGCGCTTTATGCCGGTTATCTTCTTAGCTTGAATGAGCTTTTGAATTTCCCATTTGGATTTGGTGATCCATTTCCAGTAGTAGCGCCATTGCTGGGGTTCGTCAAAGAACGGGTCGTACCCAAAGACTAGAGGATTTATCACGTGCGGCATTAAAATCTTCTGTTTGGGGTCGAAGCGTAGTGTTTCCATGTAACCCCGTCCAAAGAAGAGCGTATCCCATATCCAGTCGTAATCCAACTTAGCTTTCTCCATCTCACGATAGTCATTCTGGGCCAATATGTTAAGTGAATTAACCTTCTTTTGGTCCAATTCCTCTGAAGGAATGAACTTAACCTGCAGTTTATCGTCATACAGATTCGACGTAATGCGATTGAACAATGTGAGAAGGAGTGTCGATGCGATGTTCTCATCGCCCCTTTGAAGGTTATTGAGCAGCACCAATTGCGCTACCTGACGTTTCTTTCTAGTCTGCAGGAACTGAAATGACTCATCGTACTTGGAGTAGATTTCCCTGGTCTCTTTGGGGAGGATTTTAACAGTGTCAGCGTTCATTTGTTGTGTGCTATCTCTGATAGTGTTTTAGGACGTTCTGTAAGCAGGTGTCCTTTCATGGGCCGTGCACCCACGAATATGCGGTACTTGCCGCTTTTCTTACTGATTTGGATCTTGGGGTCCACCTCGCTCATTGGCGTCAAACCGTCCTTCCACAACATGATTTCAATTCCTTTGTGGTGGCTGTTGAATAGTTCTTGTTTGGTGGGCTTGTGCTGTTTCCAAACCTCAGGATTGGCTGCGAATTCGAACATCCGAATAATGGCCGCACCGCCATGCCCTGTATCGTCTTCGAGGTGAGTTTTAGATTCAGCTTGAATCTTACTCACGTCGTCCCATTTTTCGTTGGAGAATGCCATTTAGTTGCCGCGCCACACTTCGACCATTTTGTCTTGAAATGGTCTCTGCACAAAGGGTTTGGTTATGACATGATTGTCTACTACATACCGCACAGCGTCAATAGCATGATTGGACTTATCCACAGGTGTTTCGTTGGGATTGCGTTCGCTCGTAGCGTCGGCATAGCTGTAGCTCTCTAATTCGCTTATTAGGTCCAGGCATGAAACGTGGATAAATAAGCGGTTTTGCTTAAACAATTCACGCATGGTGCTTATACCGTGGGCTATGGAATCTTTTCCTTTTTTGACTTCACGTAGATTGACGCCCTTGCGGCGCATGACTTCGATCGCTGCCGGCGCTTCAGGATCTGGATATACCTTGTTAAACCTCTGCTGTGCCACATAATCAGCCACTTCATCATCGGTCATGCCAGTCTTATATAGCAGCCTGTGAACGTAGTAACAACCGTCTTTGACGTAAATATGCGGAACGGCCGTGGGGTTCGTGTAGCCAAAGTCCACACCAGCCAGGCTTTCACTAAACCCATACACGGGTGTGGAAAACGTGTGCACGCCGCGATTAAATTCTTTAAACACCAGTCCTTCGCTCTTACGGAAGTCGCCTAAGTACTCTTGGGCGAACTTATCTTCTGGTAACTCGGATCTGGCCTTTTCAATTTCTTCCTGTGGAATCCATGGATTGTCATAGGTTGTGAAGTGAAAGGATTTGTAATCAGGGTCGCTGTACGCCATGTTGTAGAGGTCATAGGCGTGATTGAATCCCTTAGCAGTTCCAGTAAACAGCGCCTCACCTTTGCGCGGGGTCAACGTGGGACGTAGCGCTTCTTGCCATCCAACCCAAAAGTTTCGATAGTTTTGAAACTCATCACAGAGCACAAAATCAAACTCATCACCACGGTAGTTCTCTATCTTTTCCCATGAACCAAGGAATATGGTCGAGGTGCCGCCGTGGACAGTTCTCACTTTAATCTCCAGTCGCGTGTCGTTTTCGCTAACGATCGCTTTAAATAAACGTTGTTTCAGTCTGTCCCACATGAGTGTCCTCGCGTCCATGAGGGTGGGAGCGATGTAAAGAATCCTCGCGTCGTCTTTGTAAATGGCTTTGCCAATTAACTCCTCACTATCAAGCGTTGTTTTGCCGAACTTACGTCCACAGATAACAACCCTAAAACGGTGGGTGTCGGCGGCTATTTCACTTTGTGCCGGCGTGAGGAGCATTTTTCTTAGCGATCACTTCTGAGATTTCGACTTGAAGCGGTCCTCCATCTTGGCCAGTAATTGGTTGAGCGGCTTTTCCAAACAACTGGTCGCCGTACCATTTCGCAAAATCACCGCCTTTTTTAAAATGCTTCTTTGCCCATCTCACATACTCCTTCCGTTCTACTTCAGTAACGTAAGTATAGAACTGCGGTCTCGTTGTTGCTCCAAATGGTCTTCCCATATTATTTATTAACTTGACATTTATTCTTCCTCATCGTCATCAGTATTCCCCACATTATCCCTATCTATTGTTGCAAAGTCTTCATCTTCGCCATAGTCATTCTCGTAGAGGTCAGGCATAACCGAGCGAATTCCTTACGATGCGTTTTTAAATACGTAGGCCATGCGCTCTCGTCCTTAGTGAAGGTAAAATCTCTTCCGAGATAGTCTTGAAGTGATTTATGACGCGTAGAGAGAGATTCTTGTACCGCCGCTGTGTTATAGCTCTCTGGAGTGTAGGAATCGTTGAGTTTTCTTCTCACTTCCCTTAGCCCGCCCATAGAAGTAAAGTGCCAGCCGGCGTAGGTGGTTCCTCGTATGTCCACCCTAGTGCGTAAGTGGTTCAAACACTCATTCTTAATAGCCCAATAGGGCGCAACGAGCGTACCCCAAAACTCTTCAGAGGAGAGATTGTTGAGATAGTACGCATACACTCTGAGGCGCAGTTTTTCTAAAGTTTGAGGCACATAGTGTGGGTCCCAAATCTCATCAACATCCCCTATATATACTCTATCACTATCCTTAAGATTAACAAGGGCTTTTTTTATGCTTTCCTTCTGTAAAAACTCACGTTTCCAATGCGCGGCGCCTCGTGTATTAGGGCTCGAGTTAGCCAACGCAATCTCATCAGCCGAATAATCTTCATCGATGACAAAATACGTTATTTTAGACCAATATTCTTGGAAATGCGTCTCATCGCGCATCCAGTAAAGCTTTTTTGCAAAGCCAGAGAAGGTGGTTTTTGCCTCGACAATGATGAATCGATCCACATACGGAGATAGAATAGCCAGTCTAAGCCTTAATATATCAACTTCGCCGTTGTAGGTAAAGACATCTACGACCATAAAAGATAATAACTTCGTTCACAAAGCTGTGCTTCCCCAGGCAATTGAGTATACAGCAATGTTTGACGCATTTTCCTATAAAAATCAACAGGATATTTGTGCACAACCTCTTTGGTAAGAATATAATTCCCACCAGGCGCAAAGGGGATATACTTTGGATTCGGCAAATCGAACATTTGGGCCCATTCTTTCCAATTCTTTACTTTGGCTGGATGAACATTGAGATACCATGAATCATTTCGCTCGTAATACATACCCTTTTTGTAGTAGCAAACCTTGCCTTTGGCGTCCGAGTACACCTTGTGATTCTGGGTGAGTAGCGGGGTAAATGCCTTATTATCCTTCACTTTATCGAACTCTTCCTTGCTGATGTATTTGAATAGATTGGTTTTTCCCCATATGAAAACATCAGGCAAACGCTCGTAGTTTGCTATGAGAAATGAGAGCTTGTCGTTATCCACATTCCCTACGTTAGGGGTCTTGACAACCTTTCCCTTAGGAAAGTCTTTGAGATATTCACCATCGGAGCGATCTGTAAGGATGTAGTCTATATCGTACTCCCTAAGCCAGTTGGGAGTGTAGTTATAGTTTACCAAAAAGGCATTCATAACAACTCAAACTTATTCCATAGCGTTCTATTAGCAAAGCAGTGCGAACCGGCGTAGACATCGGTCTTTTCGGTGAGCACTTTGGCAAGCCATTTGTCATTCTTTTTCCCGGTAATGAGTACTTGGAAGTTAGGCGCTCGTTTACTCCTCCACACTTGCCCTACTCT